CTGAACCTGGTGATAGTTACCGTGTACCTATCAAGACCTGGAACCGTCTTGCCGCCGTGCGTAACAAAGCCCCAGGCAAATGGGTTAGTGAAGCACCAATCAGGAAAATCCTACGCGCCGACAAACTGTATTCGGATACGACAGATCCAAATTCAGCCGGCAAGCTAGAAGGATTAGTGAATTTGATGTTCCTATACTTCAAGTACCAGGGTGACCCCATGACCAATGAAAACCTGCAGAGTTCATTCTTCAACTATACCGGCGGGCGGATCCAGCGGGTGCCTGGCGACCATACCAACAAAGAACCGACAGTTGTTATAACAACTAGCGGCACTCTTAACAATGGTAGGGTCTCTACGCAGCCAACGATCAAGGCCATGGATCATGCTCACCACAAAAGACAGGAAGTGCCTCAGGCCAGCACCGCCAAGGCCAAACCAGAGATAGTCTCCAGGTGTAAGACCCTAGCACTCCAGTGGGCCGAACGCCATGTTGAGCAACATGGCATCATTGAGCCCATTACTCTGGAGGAAGCTTTGGAGCATATTCCGTCAGCCAAAAGGCCGGAGTATGCCGCGGCGCTTGCCAACGACGACATCGAAGAGTTGCTCACTGCTTATGAGACCAACGTGGCCAAAAACCCGACCTTTCTCAAAGCCGAGACCAACAAACCAGGGAAGCCAGGTCGCATAATCACCACCATCCCCCACCTTCTACAACTCTACATGAAGAAGGCAGTCAAACCAGTCTACGACACTGTTTCCGACCAGCCATGGTATGGAATGGCTAAGCCGACCATTACTGCCGCGCGCATGGAGGAAGCATTTCGTGGTATGGATTACGGGTTTATGGGTGACGGCAGCAAGTTTGACGCCACATATTCTGAATGGACACATGAGTTATTCATGGACGTCCTGAAGATATTGTTTGGTAAGAACTGGGACGAGAAACAACGCCGGATTTACCTTGCCGTGGTTCACAGCGCCTGTGAGTTCCGCGCCAAGGAAGACGGCGAGTCTCTCCGAGGCCGTTACAATGCAAACTGGGTCATGCCTTCGGGCGTGGTCTGGACCACTATGGTGAATACCATGACCAACTTCTTCATCTTGCTTACCTCTTTAGACGACGCCGGTCTTGAAGAGCCCAGCCGTTATATCGAGCACCACTGCAGAATAGGAGGAGATGACCAGGTGGGAGCTGC